GATCACGCCCTCGTAGTAGTCGTACTTCTCGTTGCGGACGACCTCGTTGCCGACGACGATGACGTTCCACGTCTCCATCTTGGCCTGCTCACCGCGCTTACCGGGCTTGCCCACCTTGCGATACCAGTAGTCCCAGACCTCGATCCGCATGGGACCCCAATTCAGTTCGGGGCGGGCGATGTTCATGCTAACGGTGTCGATAATCCCTGCGATCCACGGAATGGAAGTGCCATTGTCGAGCGCCTTGACGTCAACTATGACGCTGTACCGCTCCGCGACCGTATTCGGGTCTACGAGCGTAACCTGCGCGGCCCATTCCAGCTCGTCGTAATTGTCATCCTTGAACCCCATGTAGAGATTGCGGGGGTTGATGACTACGTCGGCGCAGGCTGACTGCTTGGCCGGGTCGGGATAGACGAACGAGGCGGTACGCCCATAGAGCGCCTTCAGCGTGGCCGCCTTGTGGCGCTTCAACTGCCACTGCTCCTGCACACGCCACGACTCGCGGATACGCTCCATGGCGTTTGCGTCGGAGCGACCGGACTCGGAGTCCTCGATGGCCACCATGTTCTCAACGGCTGGAAGAGCCTGTAGAGCAGCCGGGATTTCGACGTAGACGTGCGGGTTGTTCAGCGAGACGTGCGACCGCCCGTCGATATTCAGGTTCGGATCGTCCGACCAGATGTCCGCACCGAACGCCGTATAGGACGTGGAGTAGAACAGGGCGTCATTGCGCCGACACTCCACCACGAAGCGGTCGTGCTCGGTCTTGATGCCCATGATCCGGTCCTGAAGCTGTCGCTGGACCGTCATGGACGGCCCGTCCCCAATTTCAAGGCCGACGGCAAGTGTCAGGTTGGAGTATTGGCTGTCCATTGGGCGTGTGGGGGAAGTCTACTCTGGTCGCCGCAGCGGCGCAACTGTCGTCTGAGTCATGTCCTGCCCAGAGAAAAGACGCTCCTGTGCCGTCATCAGCCGACCCTCGATGCCGATGCGCTCTGGCCGCTCAGGAGCGCCGAAGACAAAGGCCCCAACGGGCGCCTGCCCCGGCAGCGGCAGCGAGCGCGACAGCTTCACGACGATGGCGAGGCACATCACAAGGTCCTGCTCCATCTTTCGGTCGGCCAGCTTGTAGTTCAGGCATTGCTTCCGCATCTCGGCCCAGTTGCCAGACGCAGGGAGGCGGATGCGACCCTCGTCAAAGGCGGTCCGCAGGTCGGAGAGGAGCTGCCGCTTGGTCTTGATGACGCCGCCGAACTCAATTGTACGCACAACCGGGATCGACTCCTCCAGCAGTTCCTTGAACATGTGCCCGCCAAGCGCGGTGTGGTCTACGCCAGTCTCAATCTCCGACCCGCCAGCAGCGTACCGCGCGTGGTCGCGCGCGCCGAGCGCCACGATGCCGCGCGTGGTCTGCTTACCCTCCTGCCGGTCAAGGCTGACGCCCGTCAGACTCCCGGCTTCGTCCATCTCGGCGACCAGCGACCAGCACTTGTCGTTGAGCCCCGGGTCCAGCGCATGAGCGTAGACATGCCCCTTGCCTTGTGGTTCTTGTGTTTCCGGCAAGTCGTCCTTGAACGCCGCCCGGACGGACTCGGAGTTGAACCACACGCCCTGCGCTTGGATGAACATGCCATCGATGTTCTGCTCGACCCACGCATCCGGCTGATGCAGGATCAGTGCCTCGAAGGACTCCCTGTCAATACCGTAGCCGACGTTCTCCCGGGTGCTCATCTGCATCGAGAACCGACGCGGGTCGCGGAAGGGATCGGTCGGGTCGCCCGTGTACCACAGGTCCTCGAATTCGGTGCTCGTGTCGGCTGACGGAGTGGAGATGAGGATGAACTGCCCGCCGGTCGAGAGCCGCCGAGCATGCATGATTTCCTCCGTGAGGTAGCGCAGGCTCGGCGACTCCTGCAACCCGGCCTCATCGAATGACAATCCGTGCATGTTCTGCCCGATGGCCGACAGCGCCTTCGCCTTGGTGGACCGGAAGTGGATTTGAGCGCCGCCCAGATCGGCCGCAAACGCGATCCACGCGTACTCGCCGCGCTCTTTCGGCCCCTCGGTCCAGTCAACGCCCTCAGTTTGAGTAGCCTTAGCGATCTTATCCGCACCGCCGACGGCGTCAGACCACGGACAGCCCGCCTTCTGCGCCGGGTGCGACCCGCCGAGGAGGTTGATGATTTCGTGGAAGACCTGCTCGGCCGGAGCCTGCTCGACGGCGAAATGCCACCAGTGGTAGGGCAGTGAGCTAAACCGCTTCAGCTCAGCCTGACTGGCCCCCACCTTGGGGGGCTCCAGCCCAGTGCGGTAGACGCACGAGTGCAGGATGATGACCGCCAGCGCGAGCGTCTTGCCCGCGCGGTTCCCGGCCGCGACCATTACCCAGTAGTAGTAGGCTCGCCAGAGCGAGGTCGTGCGCTTGATGTACGCCTGCACCATGCGCTTCTGCCCCGGGTGGAGCTTGATCCCAAGGAAGACATCCGCAAACCGGACCGGGTCCCACCGACAAAGATCGAACTCAGACTCCGCCATCAGTATCTCCGGGTGGCAGGACCTTGACCTCGGGACCACCGATGAGCGACTTGGGCGCCAGCCCGGCGTTGGCCATGGCCTCGAATAGGCCGAGCTTCAGGGCGCCTTGCGACGTTTCGCGTTTGTCGCTGAGCCCCTGCGTCCTTTGGATTGACCCGATGGCGGCCTGCACGTCCTTGTCGAGGATATTGAAATACTCGGACCAGTCGTGGTAGGGCAGCGCGTCCGCGCCCTCCACCCCCATCTCGCGAGCATCGTCAATGGCGTCGTTCCGCCGACCGGCTTCCTGCTGCGCCAGCGCCACGCGCCGCTCGATTTCGTCAAGCTGCATGCGCTGGAGGTTTTCTACCCGCTCACGGGAGGGGGAGGTCGTCACCACCACGAGGTTGCGCAAGTCCGTGTGCCGCGTGTGCTTCTGGATGATCTTCGACGTGAGGTCGTCCCATAGGGCCGCCAACCCAATTGCGTCCATCTTGTTGTTCAGTCCCAGCTCGATAAGGCGGCGGCGATTGGGGTTCGCGCATACCGGGCATGTGGCGTCAATTGTCATTGAGGACCAAGGATCGCATTTACGCGGCCTTCACGCAAATCGGACGGCCGGATGACCACGGCGGGCACACCGCAGGCATTCATGGCCTGCAACCACTCGATCTGCTCGGGCTCGACCTCGCCCTCCTCGCGCTTCAGCTCGATGGCGAGCGCGCGACGCTGCTTCACGTTGAGCAGGAAGAGGTCTGGCCACCCTTTACTCATTGCGGTGAGGAAAATTGGCTGTCCCGCCTTGTCAAAGGCCGCTATCCCCCGCCCAGCGTGCGCAACCTTCCATCCGCGCCGCTTGGCACGGTCCACGACCCGGGTTTGGAGCGTTCGCTCGCTCACGTGGCGGTCGGCGCACTGATCCGGGGTGATGGTGCGGTGCTTAACCCCGCAATGGGGGCAGAACCCGGCCGCAACTGCGTGAAACGCCTCTTTGGCAGCCTTCGGGTCGTCTTGGAGCATCGAAATCGACCGGCGTAGCCCGAATTCTGTGGAAAGTTGCACGATGTCGTCATCCATCATCGTCTGCGGCCCCGTCCGTCATGTTCTTCAGGCGAATGCCGGTGTAGAAGCTGCCCGAATTGCGCAATCTACGCGGGTATCGGGCCGAAACCGCCCGTCCAAAGGCGTTCAGGGACATAGACTCGTACCCGTTCTGCTCACAGAAGGCGTCAAACGCCTTGTAAAGCACGCCCGATTTGACCTCCGCCTTCGGGTCTTCAACGCACATGACCTCGGTGAAGGACGAGATGGGGTCATTCTCGGTGATGTAGGCCCTCGACCAGAGAGTTACCTGATGCGGCTCCGGCAGGCTGCTCGTCTTCAGGTAGTGATACGCCTGAACGGCCATCACGTAGAGAGCAGCCTGCAACGCCTCGGGTGTCTGGAGGCGATCTTCCAGCGTGTTATCGGCTCGGCCCGACTCCGGCCCGTAGTCCTCTAGGAACTTCACGACCCGCACGCGCCGCTGCATCGACGGCCCGACGTCATCGGTCTTGGGCATCTCGTTGGTCAGGAAGACGATCTTGTGCGTCGGCGTGAAGCTCTTATACCGCGCGGAATAGAGCGTCCGGGCCTCGATGGGATCGTTTCCCGAGTGAGCCTTCAGCATCTCCTCGTTGAACTTCTGGCCCTGCGGCTCCGACATGAACGTGAACCGCGCCCCTTGGAGCTTCAGCAGCTCGGGACGAGCTGCATCCGACCGGGACGATCCCATCTTGTTCGCCATGTAGAGCGTGTCCGGTGGTGAGTAGGCGTAGTTGCCCAGCGCCTTCTCGACCGTGCGCGCGAGGAGCCCCTTGCCATTCGAGCCCCTCCCGACCCACATCCAGAATTTCTGCTCACGGTTGGTCCCGATCATTGAGTACCCGAGCAACCGGAGGACGTAGACGGCGACATCCGGGTCGTGTGACGTAATGTCCTCAATAAACGCCGTGAACAGCGAGGCATCGGCCTCCGGGTCCCAGTCGAACCCAGTCGAGCGACTGATGTGCAGCGCCGGGTCCGGGCTCTTATCCAACACCAGAGTCTCCAGATCGAGCACTCCGTTGTTGAAGCCCATCAGGGTCGGCTGCGTGTCCCACTCCTCGCCGGACATTGCAATGCCCG